TTAGCTTGGCAATCTAAAAGCGAGGATGGTACTATTTTCGTTTCTACTGCTGAGGAATTAGAAGCAGGTGTAGACATTTCAGTTCTTACTGAGGATGGCACTACTATTTTATTGCCAGTTGGCACTTACAAAACTGAGGATGGGGTATCTTTCAGAGTTGAAACTGAAGGTATTGTTGCTGAGGTTATGGAATCAGAAACTGAGGAGGAGGTTGAAGCATCTGAGGAGGAATTATCAGAGGAATCTACTGAATTAGCAGAGGAGGATGACAAAGAGGATTATGATGAGGAGGCAGCAGTATATGACTGGGAAGGAATGGAGAAACGTATCAAAAACTTAGAGGATGCAGTAGCTGATCTAAAAAGAGATAAAGTTGGTGGTGATGATGAAGTAGAGGAGATGTCTGAGGAAACTCCAGAAGTGTCTGACAAACCTAAAACTATAAAGACTACTGAAGTAGTTGAATTTTCAGCAGAGGATGAAATTGAAAAATTGAAAGCTGAGAATGAAGCGTTGAAAATTGAATTAGCAGAATCACCTGCTGATGCACCAGTAAACACAAATAAATTTAGTTCTGATAAACCTGTATTATCAAGAAAAGATTACAGAAAGTTAGACAGTAGAGCTAAATTCTTACACGATTTAAATAAATAAAAATAATAACTTAAAAATTAAAAAAAATGGCATTTAATGTAACATCAAACTTTGCTGGTAAGGCAGCTGGATTCTACGTATCAGCAGCACTTAAACAAGCAACATCATTAGACTATTTAACAACTATGGAAAACGTTAAGTATAAGTCTAACATCCAAAGAATGGCAGGAAGTACAGTAGTTAGAGATGCTACTTGTGACTTTACTGATCACGGAACTTTGGCTATGACCGAAAAGGTTTTAACTCCAAAGAATCTACAAATTAACATTGACCTTTGCAAGAAAACTTTACTTACTTCTTGGGAAGCGTTAGAAATGAGAGCAGGTGCAGGTGCTATGCCACCAGTATCTTTTGAGGACTATGTAATCTCTTATATGGGAGAGATCATAGCTAATGCTACTGAGGACTCTGTATGGAGTGGTGCAGCAGCTAATAATGGAGAATTTGAAGGGTTTTTAACAGGAACAACAGGTATCTTTGCAGTTGATGGTACAGTAGTTAGTTCAACAGCTTCTGGTGCTTATTCTGCGGCTAACATCATAGCTAACTTACAAACTTTAACTGCTGATATGGCAGCTAATATATCTCCTGTATTGAGAAAAGAGGATTTACATATTTATATGAATCCTAAGACTTACTCTTTCTATGTGTCAGCAGTATCTACATTAGGATATGTAAACGCTTACAATATGAATGGTGACTATGAGCCAGTATTTGAAGGGTACAAAATCGCAGTAGTACCAGGCTGCCCAGATAATCAGGTAGTAGCTGCACAGAAATCTAATCTTTTCTTTGGAACTGATTTATTATCAGACGCAACTAGAATCCAATTAATGGATATGAGCTTATTAGATGGTTCAGACAACGTAAGAGTAGTAGCTAGATACTCTGGTGGTGTTCAGCTAGGAGTTGGTGCTGACATTGTTCATCAAGCATAATTAACCTAATTAATAGAAGCAGGGGTGTAAAAACCTCTGCTCCTTTAACCTTTAAAACATAAAATAAAATGGCTTGT